TTTCCTGTGTTCCTGAACATCTTGCTACTGAAATCGTGAGTTATTACAAAGCACTAAATAATTCCGAAAAGAAAGTTCCACTGGAATATTTTCAACAACATCAACTTACTAAGTTGATGGAGGAATTTGTATTTCGCAACACTACACCACAATTTAACTGAATTGATATGATAAACGATACTTATAGACCTTTGATTTCCGAAGTACTTCGTAAGGTCAACAACGCTAAAACTAAAGCAGAGAAATCAGAACTCCTTAACAAATATAATAGTCAAGCTCTTCGCAGTTTGTTTATTTGGAACTTTGATGAGAGTATAACTTCTGCTATTCCTGAGGGTGATGTTCCTTTCACTAAGAACATGGCTCCAGAAGGAACAGATCATACTCGTCTTGAGAATGAAGGTAGAAAATTCTTTTACTTTATTAAAGGTGCTTCTACTATCTCTCAATCTAAGAGAGAACAAATCTTTCTTGGCATGATAGAATCACTACACCCAGATGAAGCAGAAGTTCTTTGTCTTGTAAAAGATAAGAACCTTCAGAAGAAATTTACTCGTGTTTCTCGTGCTCTGATTGAAGAAACTTTTCCACAAATTAAATGGGGTAATCGTACTTGAAAATCTTACATGAAAATTGTGATCCAAAATTAGCAGAAGATAGAACATTACCATACACTGCTTTTATAGTTACGTATCAAGTTGATAACGAAATTAACTATGATATTACTATAGCAGATAAAAAAATGGATCTCTTTGATTTTTATTGGGATAAATACCGAGAAGGTTTAATAGGATGGAAACAATCTGAAGGTAGAATGAACCCAAGAACATGGGGAGAAATACCAAAAGAAAGTAAAGATTCTAAAAAGAGGAAATAAACATGGCAATTTTAATTACTGATGCTGGTAAACAAAAAGCATTAGAATATCTTGTTGGAAAAGATACTACTACTGAAAGTTTAATTTTAAAACTTTATAGTAATAACTACACACCAGATATTGAAGATATAGCAACATTCTATACAGAAGTAATTGGAAACGGTTATACTTCTAAAGCATTAACATCTTCCAGTTGGTCTATTGTTGGTGGAGAAGCTCTTTATCCTCAACAAACTTGGGCATTCACTGGTGCTGCTGGTGCTGTATATGGATACTATGCTGTGTCAGCAACTGGTGGTGATGTAATCTTTGCTGAAAGATTTTCTGATGCTCCATACACTATCGCTACTAGTGGCGATACTATTAGAGTAACATTAAACATCACACTTATCTAACATGGCATTAACTAATCCTACAAAGAACTGGGTAGTTCGGTATCATATTTCAGGCAAACCAGCAAAGCAATATAACTTTGCTGGGTGGAAAGAAAATAGTAAGCCCAGTTACGCTTCAAAGTTTGATAATATTGAAAAATTTGAAAAAACAGAAGAAGCATTTCGTGTAGCAATTCAACTAAATGAAACTGGAGAATATGTTGCAGAAGTAAAACGAATTTGTATAGCACTAGAAGAAGAATACTATTTTATTTAAAACTATGATTGAACAAACTATTGACATTGAAGCTCAAGAGGTGGTAGAATTACCAGAGGTAGAACCACAAACTCCTTTTATTAACACAAAAATTAATGAGAAGAAGTTAAAACAAATTGTGAAACAATATAAGCGTTATCGCAAATCTAATATCTTTGAAATTCGCCGTCTTGATGGAGCACCACAATATGACAACCCATTCGCAAATTAAATTAGTATCGGTTACACCCGATGCAGAAAAGACAATGGCATATGTTGCTAGAGTGTCTAACCCTAGCAACCAAGATAATGAGAACTATGCAGGGTTACTGCGTTATTGTATTCAGCATAATCATTGGTCTGTATTTGAACAGGCACATATGACATTAGAGATTGAAACTAATCGTGGTATTGCAGCACAGATTTTACGTCACCGCTCGTTTACATTTCAAGAGTTTAGTCAGCGGTATGCTGATGCTAATCTATTGGCAGCAGATATTCCTATTCCTGAGTTGCGTAGACAGGATGAAAAGAACCGTCAGAATTCTACTGATGACCTTGATCCACTCACTCAACTGGGTTTGGAATCTGCTATCTCAGAGCACTTCATCGCCGCCAATGCCCTCTACAAGCGCCTCCTAGAGGCAGGTGTGGCAAAGGAGTGTGCTCGCTTCGTGCTCCCTCTAGCGACCCCCACACGCATCTACATGACAGGATCAGTGCGTTCTTGGGCGCACTACATTGACCTTCGCTCAGCTCACGGCACTCAGAAGGAGCACATGGTAATTGCTGAAGGATGTAGAGAAATCTTTAAAGAACAGTTTCCAACGGTTGCCAAAGCGATGGAATGGTGCTAGAATAGGAGCACTCAACCAGACCATATGAATATCTTCTATCTCAGTTACGACCCACGCACCTGTGCTGCTGAACATTGTGATAAACATGTAGTAAAAATGATTATTGAGTATGCTCAACTCATGTCTACTGCTCATCGTGTGCTTGACGGCATTCCTTATACTGCCAAGACCGCTAACAATCGTAATATCAAACGCTGGAAACTTGACAAACCACGCGAAGATATTCTATACAAAGCATCTCATATTAATCATCCATCTAATATTTGGTTAAGGCAATCTCGCGCACACTATCGTTGGTTGTTTGATTTGTTTCAGCACTGCTGTGTAGAATATACAAAACGTTATGGTAAATGGCATAAGACTGAACAACTTAAATCAAATCTTGTGTACGCACCACACAATATTCTTGACAATGGATGGTCAGATCCCCCTCCTGCCATGCCTGATAAATACAAAGTGACGGATACAATACAATCGTATCGCAACTATTACATTGGAGACAAAGTTGCTTTTGCTACTTGGAAATCTCCTTCTACTATTCCTACGTGGTTTAATACTGATGCCAACCTACAAATTCAAAGATAATAATACTGGTGAAGAGTTTGAGAAGTGGATGTATATGGCAGATAGGGAAGCCTATCTTGCTGAAAATTCACATCTTACCCAGATGCCTACTCTTCTCCATGCCGTTTCTGAAATTGGAAACTGGCAGAATAAAACTGATAGTGACTGGAAACATATCATCAACCGCGCCGCCGATACTCCAGGGTCAACAGTAGAAAGAATTTAATTATGCCAGTAAGAACTCGTAAGACTAAACAAGTTGTGCCTAATGGCATGAGCGTTAAACAAATTAAGCGTAAGAAACCAATCAACGAAGATTATCTTATAAAAGATATAGAGCCACTTACAGATGCTCAGCGTAAGATGTTTGATGAGTGGGCAAAAGATAAGAATTTATTTGCTTATGGTGCTGCTGGTACTGGTAAAACATTCGTTGCGCTTTACTTGGCACTCAAAGATGTTCTCAATGAGCACACACCATATGAAAAAATTTATATTGTTCGTTCACTTGTAGCAACTAGGGAGATTGGTTTTCTTCCTGGTGACCATGAAGATAAGTCATCGCTTTATCAAATTCCATATAAGAATATGGTAAAGTATATGTTTGAAGACTTCAGCGATGAAGAGTTTGAAATGCTATATGGCAATCTAAAAACTCAAGGAACGATTAGCTTCTGGTCTACATCATTCCTTCGTGGCACTACGATGGATGATTGTGTCATCATTGTAGATGAAATGCAAAATTTAAACTTCCACGAACTTGATTCAATCATTACTCGTGTAGGTCAAAATTGTAAGATTATATTCTGTGGTGATGTTCAACAAACTGACTTGGTAAGAACCAATGAGCGCAATGGTATCTTAGATTTTCAAAAAATCATTGATGTCATGGAAGAGTTTTCTTCTATTGAGTTTGGAGTGCAAGACATTGTTCGCTCAGGTCTTGTGCGTAATTATATTATTAGTAAAATTAATCTGGGATTTTAAATGTTTCTTCACTCTTCGTCATTCGCTCCTATTGAACTTGAAGCTGTAATGGTGGATGGACGTAGGTTATATCCTACACCTTCTGGAAAACAACATCCTTCCATTACAACAGTTCTTGGAATGTGTCCGAAGAAGAAAGCATCCATTGCTAAGTGGAGACAGCGTGTAGGGCAAGAGAAAGCACAAGCAATTTCAACTCGTGCCTGCACCCGTGGAACAAATTTTCACAGCATAGTTGAAAATTATCTGAATAACTGCTATAATGCTGAGGAACATAAGAGTTCACCCCTCCCCCTCTTGATGTTTAAGAATGCTGTTCCGACACTCAATAGAATTACCAAAGTCTATTTGCAAGAAGCAGCACTCTATTCTGATCACCTTGAAATTGCTGGGCGTGTAGATTGTATTGGTGAATTTGATAGTATTCCATCCGTTATTGACTTCAAAACTTCCGCTGAAGAAAAGAAAGAAGAATGGATGGAAGATTATTACATTCAAGAAACTGGATATGCGTGTATGTTTTATGAACTATATAAGACACGCATTAAACAACTAGTTACTATTGTTGCCTGTGAAGATGGCAGCACACAAGTTGTAATTAAGAAACCAGATAAAGAATACCTTGATAGATTAATCTATCTACGCTCACTGTACGAGGAAAAATATGGAGGATAACTCCCATCTAATTGAGGATAAATTTATGACTACTGTGAGATTTTCTACCGAGGTAGAAACACTTGTAAATAGTGACGCTATGAGTTACATTGATGCTATCATTCATTATTGTGATAGTAATGAGATTGAATTGGAAACAGTATCTAAACTGATTTCTAAACCGTTAAAAGAGAAGCTGAAGCATGAAGCACAGCAACTCAACTACATGAAAAAAACATCAAAAGCAAAACTGGTACTGGTATGAGCGACTTTTTTGATTCGGATATAGTTCAAGCGGAAGCAAGACAAATGGAGATACTCCAAATGAAAGCAATGCAGATGACACTTGATGTTTCTTCCAACGCTAGTAAAGTAGATCAACTCAATTACATTAGCGCAGTTCGTGAGTTGGTGGAGAAACAACAAATTTTCTATGCTCGTTTAAAACTTTCTGATGATAAAAGAGCAAAAGAAGTACGAGAACATCTTGAAGAAAATGTCAAGTTAATGTATAACTGGTGGCCAACAGCAGATGTATCTGACATGATGAAAGATATGTTATTTAAATTAAAAAAATTTGAAAAGCAAATACTGGCAGGCGAGGCTTGACACCACTCCCTGCCTGTGCTATTATGAATAAGTGATCAGGTGTCACACAAACCAAATCTAAAAAAATCCGAGGTAATCCTATGTCTTTTGCTGATCTCAAGCGCAAATCCCAAACTGATTTCTCTGTTCTTACTAAAGAATTAGAGAAAGCAAACTCTACTTCCAGTGGCGATGATCGTCTATGGAAACCCAGTGTTGACGCCGCTGGTAATGGATTTGCCGTGATCCGTTTCCTCCCCGCTCCTGATGGTGAGGATATTCCTTTCGTAAAACTATACTCCCATGCCTTTCAAGGTGATGGTGGTTGGTATATTGAAAACTCTTTGACTACTCTGGGTGGTAAAGATCCTGTTGGAGAAGTCAATCGTAAACTGTGGAACAGTGGTCGGGATAACGATAAAGAAACTGCTCGTAAGCAGAAGCGTAAGCTCACCTATTACGCTAACATCTATGTGGTAAGTGATAAAGCAAACCCACAGAATGAAGGTCAGGTATTCTTGTATAAGTTCGGTAAGAAAATCTTTGATAAAGTTACCGCTGCTATGCAACCTGAGTTTGAAGATGAAACCCCTACCAATCCATTTGATCTGTGGGAAGGTGCTAACTTCAAACTGAAAATCACCAACGTTGCTGGGTATTGGAACTATGATAAGTCTGAGTTTGCCGCAGCATCGGCGCTATCGGCAGACGATACTGCGCTTGAAGCGATCTGGCGTAAAGCATACTCTCTCCAAGAGTTTGTTGCTCCGTCTAACTTCAAAACCTACGAAGAACTTGAAGAGCGTTTGAATATGGTGCTTGGTATCACTAAGACCCCTGCTGCTGCTCGTGCTGCTACCGTAGTTAAGACTATGAATGAGGAAGAGGATGAAGAGTTCTCTGCTCCCGCTCCACGCACTGCTCCTGCTCGCGTAGCAGCTGCTGCTGGTGTTGTTGAAGAGGAAGACGATGCTCTCAGCTACTTCGCTCGCCTCGCTGAGGAAGACTGATTTTCAAAATCACATAACAAAAACCATTTGGGCGATCAAAAAAATCGCCCAATTTTTTTGTCT